GAAGAAATTGATTTAAGCAAAGATAAATTTGATGAGTTAAAAGATAATGAAAAAATTTATCTAAAAAACATATTGGCATTTTTTGCTATTTCTGATGGTTTGGTTATTGATAACCTAGCCACAAACTTCTTAAATGAGGTTGAATTGCTTGAGGCTCAATATTTTTATGGTCATCAGACCTTTATTGAACAAGTTCACGCCAATGGGTATTCTTTATTGATTGATACGTATATCAAAAATTTACATGAAAAGGATGAGCTATTCAATTCAATGGAAACAAACATAGCGGTTGCCAAAAAAGCTGAATGGGCTGAAAATTGGATTCAACATCCGTCATTTGCTCACAGATTACTGGCTTTTGCTTGTGTTGAGGGAATTGCTTTTTCAAGCGTATTCTCTGGTGTGTTCTGGTTTAGAAGCCGTAATAAGATGCCAGGTCTTGGAGCCATGAATGAACTTATTCTTAGAGATGAAACGTTTCATTATGAATTTGCTTTGAACTTGTATAATAACTATTTAAAAGACGATTACAAGTTATCCAAAGAAGAAATTAGAAAAGTTGTTTTAAATTGTTATGATGTGGAAAAAACCTTTGTTGAAGAAAGTACACCAGATGGATTGCAAGGAATCACCAAAGAAGACATGGTCAAATACGTTCAATATGTTACTGATATTGTACTTAATGATTTTGGTTGTGAAACTGAATTCAAAGTAACAAACCCATTGGAATATATGTCACGTATTGGTTTATCGTCAAAAAATAATTTTTTTGAAAAAAGAGAAGGTGAGTATACTAGAGTAGATATTCCAACATCGATTGATGGTATATTTGAAGAAGAATTTTAAAAATTATAAAAATGAGAATATTAAAAAGAGACAACAGTACACAGGCGTTCATGCCTAATAAGATTCTTAGTAGAATCAAAACCCAAGCCAATGGTTTAAAAGTTGATTCAGATGCGCTTTTTCAAGAGGTAATACCCTTGATTAGTGATAATATCACCACAACTGAAATTGATGAAATAATAGCCTTTAAAGCTGCTGATAAAATCATTCAACATCCAGATTATTCATTATTGGGTGGTCGGATTCTTTTAAGTCGTCAATCTAAATTGATAGGTAAAGAATTAAAAGACGTTGATTTAACTTATGATTTTTTTGCCGCTACTACATTTTTGCAAAAGTATTCGATGAGAGACAATAAAAAAGCTCCTATTGAATTACCTTCGTGTATGTATGAACGTGTTGTTAAACATTTACATGATGATGATGATGTACAAAGAAAAGAACTTCTTAAAGAATTAGAATCTAAAAAAGCAAATTTTGCAACTCCTATATACACCAATGCTGGTATTAACAAAAGAGGTGGTATGATTAGTTGCAACCTTACACATTTGGAAGAAGATTCGTTTGAGGGTATTGAAAATACTCTTACGAAGATTGCAGCTGCCTCAAAAGAAGGTTCTGGTATTGGGTTATTGATTGACCCACTGAGAAGCAAAGAAAGCGTTGTGGAGTCTTTTCAAGGCAATGCTGGTGGTGTTATTAGATTAGCAGATATGGTTCAATCTAAAATGCGTTTCTATAAACAAGGTTCACGTTCTGGAAGTTGTGCGTTATACCTATCAGTGTGGCACAAAGACATATTTGAATTCTTGGAACTTACCTTGCCTATTGGTGATGAACAAATGAGGAGTCGTGATTTATTTACTTCGGCAATCATAAATGATTTGTTTATGAGAAAACTTGAAGCTGGAGAAGATTGGTATTTATTCTGCCCTAACGACATCAAAAAAGCTGGTTTAAAACCCTTATATGACCTTTGTGGTGATGAATTTGATGCTGAGTATGAGAAAGCTGTTTCTTTGGGTATTGGTAAAAAGGTCAACCCTAAAGAAATATTTGACTCAATTGTTAAATCACAAGTTGAAAGTGGTCGTCCTTATGTAATGTTCAAAGACAATGCGAACAAGCGTAATATGCAAGACAACATCGGCCCAATCAAACAATCAAACTTGTGCATTGAAGTATTTCAAGCTTCAAAACCTAAATATACACCACAATGCACTTTGGGTTCGATAAACTTAGCTGAACATTATGGTTTGAAAAGTATTGACAAAAGTACAAGAGTTATGGTTAGAGGTTTAAATCAAGTCATTAACAAAAATAAATGGAGTGATGATTGGAGCAAGGATGCTGGTCTTGACCAAAGAGCTTTGGCTATAGGTGTTGCTGGTTTGGCTGACTTCTTTGCTAAGAAAAAGATTTCTTTTGAAAGTGAAGAAGCTAAAAAATGGAATCATGATATCTTCGAAACCATGTACAAAGCTGCTGTTGAAGAATCAATGAAAATTGCTGAAGAGAAAGGTGAAAATTATCCATCGTGGGAAGGTAGTCGTTATTCAAAAGGTGAAACATACATTGAAGGTTGGTCACCGAGACCAGCTGGAGAACCTATTCCGCTTTATAATAGCTTGTTCTTGGGTCTTATGCCTACAGCATCATCAGCTATTTTATTGGGTGTGTTTGAATCATTTGAACCAGTTACTTCTAATTTGTTTACAAGACGTGTAGGACAAGGTGAATTCTTGATTGTAAATAAATATTTGGTTAATGAATTGCTTGAAAATGAACTTTGGGATTCTGAAATGATTGATAAACTTATCAAAAACAAAGGAAGTATTCAAAATATCATTGAAATCCCAGAAGATATCAGATTTAGATACAAGGATGTTTGGGAAATATCTCAAAAAACCTTATTGGATTTGGCAATTATTAGAAACAAATATGTTGACCAATCTCAATCATTGAACGTTTATCATTCTGATGCCAAATATGGCAAGATAGCAAGTGCCTTGATGTATGCATGGAAGGGTGGGCTTAAAACAGGTGTTTATTACACCAGAACCAAGTCAAAACTGGGCACCAACACCAAACTAGCATCCAATCAAATAACACTGATACCCCAACCCCCAAAACCAAAGGATACTCAATTTGAGTGTTTTGGATGCACAGCTTAACATATACTAAAAATAAAAGGCCCTTTTGGGGCCTTTTTTATTTATATTTACTTATAAAAATAATGTCTTATTATATTTATGTAAAAAGATGGTATGGCAAACGGTAAATACATAAATATAAACTATCCCTTTCAGAATAGCGATAAGGGTTTTTTTCTGGATTTGAATTCAGATTTAAACGCAGCGATAAAAGCTGACCTAATGCATTTGATAATAACCAGAAAGGGTCAAAGACTTTATAATCCAGATTTTGGTACTGACTTATTGAAATATATTTTTGAACCAGAAGATGGGTTAACATTAAATAGTGTTAAGGATGAAGTAAACACATCTGTTAAAAAGTATTTACCAAATCTTAAAATAAATAATTTAACGGTCGAACAATCAACAGAAAGTGATTATGCTGCTGTTGTAAGAATAGATTACACAATAACAAATGATGTCTTTAACGCAACAGACTTTATAATAATCAACATTTAATATGGCAAATACAGGTATAAATTATACTTCACGAAACTTCGCTGATATCAGAATTGATTTGGTCAATATGGCCAAACAGTATTATCCAGATATTTTTAATGACTATAACGATGCATCAGTTGGTATGATGCTTCTTGAATTAAACGCTGCCGTTGGTGATATGCTATCATTTAACACAGATAGGTTATTTCAAGAAACCCAGATAGATTACGCACAAGAAAAAAAATCTATTCTATCAATGGCGAGAACATTTGGTCTTAAAGTTCCAGGAAAACGTCCAAGCGTTACAATTGTTGATTTTTCAGTTACAGTACCGCCATTTGGTGATACATTTGACATATCATATTGTCCTGTTATTGCTAGTGGTGCACAAGTTTCTGGTGGTGGTAAAATATTTGAAACCACAAACGATATTGATTTTTCAAATCCTTTTACAATTGGAGGTATTCCAAATAGATTAATTTTACCTAATTTTAATTCAAATGGTATATTAAATAATTATACCATCGTAAAAAGAGAAATGGTTGTCAATGGGTTTACCAAAATTTTTAATAGAGTGATTACGGCTTCTGATGTAAAACCTTTCTTGACCGTTATATTACCAGATGATAACGTTATATCTATTGATTCGATTATAGCATTACAAGGAACCAATTATACTACGGTTCCAACAAATAGTCAATTTTTAGACTCATCACTTAGATGGTATGAAATGGATGCGTTGGCTGAAAGTCAAATTTTTATTCAAGATAATACAATAGCCAGTGACAATCCTGGTGTAACAGCTGGAAAATGGATTACAACTACAAAAAAGTTTATATCTGAATATACAGATTTAGGGTTTACCAAGATAACCTTTGGTGGTGGAACTCAAGACACTTCTAGTCTTTGTGATTTTGACACAAATAAGGCTTTGGTAAATCAAATTGGTGATTTTATCAATAATATGTCGTTGGGTGAAACTTTAACACCCAATACAACTATATTTGTTAAATATAGAGTTGGTGGTGGTGCTGATACAAATTTAGGTACCAATGTCTTGACAAGTATTGGTTTAATTAATATGACAATTAACGGCCCAGTTCAAAATATTAACAATGCTATTAAAACATCTTTAAAGGTTAACAATGCATTTCCAGCTTTGGGTGGTAGAGATGAACCTAGTGTAGAAGAAATTAGAAACCTAGTTAAATATAATTTTGCATCTCAAAATAGAGCTGTAACAATAAAAGATTATCAAGCTAGAATTTCAATGATGCCAGGTAATTTTGGTGTTCCGTTTAGATGTGGTGTATTTGAAGAACAAAACAAAATAAAAATATACACTTTAGGTTTAGATGCAAATTCAACTCTTTCAAATAGTTCAACAAGCACAATGATGAACAACATAGCAACGTATTTAGCTGATTATAGAATGTTAAACGACTACGTTCAAATTGACAATGGTAAAATAATAAATTTATCGTTTGAAATTGATTTATATGTTGATAAAAAAACACCCCAGTCTCAAATAGTTAGCCAAGTTATTACTGATGTTCAAAAATTTATGGATATTAACACTTATCAAATGGGTGAAAACATATATCTATCACCATTGGTTGAAACTATAAATAATGCTGGTGGTGTTCTTAACGTAATTGACCTTAGAGTATATAATAAGGTTGGTGGGAATTACAGTCTTAACGAAATTTCACAACCTTATATTGATAATACAACTAAACAAGTTGATATTTCTGCGGATTACACTCTTTTTGGTGACCCAGTAAGCATGTTTGAAATTAAATTTCCAACATTAGATATCAAAGTAAGGGTTAAAAATTAAGGTTTCCTTATAAAGTTTTAATCCTTATATTTGTACAAATAATGTTTTAAAAAAATAAAATCGTAACATATGGGCGGCTGTAATTGTAAAAACGGACAAAGCATGGATTCCATGCTTGAAAATGAAAATAAAAAACCTAAATCTGTAGGTCAAACAATAATAAAATATACCTTAAAAGTTTTAGGTTTTTTAATTCTTGTAGCGGCTTTGCCACTAATAAATTTATATATAGTTTGGCTTATGTTTAATATGTTGGTGTTAAATGAAAAAATTGATGTAAAACCTATGTTATTATCTTTGGGAAATAAATTTAAACAAAAAGATGATGATGATGATGATGATGACGACTATGAAGAATTAACAGAAGATAATGTAATATTATTAGATGTTGAGGATATAACAAACAAATAATTAGACAATGTCAAATACAATAAGAATAAATACGTCACCAAATGGTAGCGATAAATATTTAAAGGTAAAATTAGACCAAGATTTTGATTTTATTGAAATCCTTTCTTTAAGGTTATCACAAGAAGATGTTTATACAAAATTTTGCTCTGATTATGGTACAATTGTAGGTAGAGTCATCATAAATAGTGGTTTTGGAGTCCCCAATGCCAAGGTTAGTGTTTTTATACCTATTGATGATATTGATAAAAATGACCCTTTGATAAATGGTTTATATCCTTTTGAAGTGATTACAGATAAAGATGGTGATGGTATTCGTTATAATTTGTTCCCTAAAGAATCTGAAACCAATAATGATTGTTTCACACCAATAGGAACATTTCCAACAAAAAGAGAAGTGTTGGACAATGATACAATATTAAATATTTACTGTAAATATTATAAATTCACAACTACTACAAACTATGCTGGTGATTTTATGATTTTTGGTGTGCCACTTGGAACATATACAATTCATGTTGATGCAGATATTTCTGACATAGGTGATGCTTCTCAAAGACCCTATGATTTAATTAGACAAGGAGCACCAACTAAATTATTTGATAGTCCAACCAAATTCAAAGGTGGTACAAATCTAGATAAATTACCACAAGTTAAAACATCAAATGTTGGTGTCAACGTTCAACCATTTTGGGGTGATACCGAAAATTGTGAAATAGGTATAACACCAGCTGCTATTTTTATTGGTAGTATATTTGGTGACCAAGATAAACATAGCATCAATAAACGTTGCCGTCCAAGAAAAGCTTTGGGTCAAATGTGTCAACAAATAACTTCATCTGGTTCAATTGATATTGTAAGGAAAAACATTGACAATGAAATTGAAGATTTTAATGTTGATGGTGGTAGAGTTATTGACGATGATGGTGCGTGGGCATTTCAAATCCCTATGAATTTAGATTATATGGTCACTGCCGAAGACGGTACGATGATATTATCACAAGACCCAAATATTGGTATTCCTACAAGGACTAGTGTTAGGTTTAAAATTTCTATGGATGAGACTGGCGGTGAAGGGCGATTGAGAACCAGAGCAAGTTATTTGGTACCAAATAACCCACAAACAACCAACGAAATTGATTACGAATTCGGTACCAAAACAAAAAATAGTAGTTTTAAAGATTTATATTGGAACAAAATTTATAGTGTTTCTAACTTTATAACTAGATTTGGCCTTGATAATACAAATGGCCCACCAGCCAAAAATATGATGGCCATTAAAGACGTTGATGCTTGTGCTGGTGATAAAACGCCTTTTCCGTATAATAGGATTATGACCGAAACCAGCCCTATTTTTTTTATTATTTGTTTGATTATGAAAATAATAGGGTTTATTGTATGGTTAATAAACAGAACCGTTATAAAGTTAATTAATAAAATAATAAAATTGGTTAACCGTATCATTGAATTTATAAATGTTTTGGGTGCTGGTCTTGATTTATTAGATTATGTTCCATGTATTACGGTTCAGTGTGAAACTGATGATGGTACTGTTTATTATGCTCCAGGTTGTTCATCTGATGACGAAGGTTATAGCGCAGCCAATCCACAACCCACTAGATACTGTGGTGATTCATTAGGTCATACGTGTAAATTTGGGGATGATGTTGGTTGGACTGATTGTGTTGCTTTTGAATTAGCCAAAGCATTAAATTTATTCCAATTTGATTTTTATAATGATTGGGTAAATGGTACGTTGTTCAGTTATCTTTTAAAATATAAGAAAAAAAGAAAGGGTAGGGAAAAATTTTGTGAATACGATTGCAGTGATTTTACATCTGACCCAAATTATAGCGGTGTAGATGGCAATGATAATGGTATTCCAGATAATGATTGTCATAACCATATGTTTGCGGATACGCTTTTCGATAATAGCAGTCATGAAGATTGTCAAAAAGAATATAAAGTTTATAGAACATTTAGAGA